CACGTAAACAAAACGTGGCTAAACCTTCAGATCCGATATCGGATCGTTGGAAGATCTTAGCAGGTATTAAATAAAAGGAGATTAATAAAATGTCTGTATTACAAAAGTTAACTGAAGGTATCGTTAACCGAGATCTCCAAAAGGAAGGTACTGCCCTGCTTAATAAGTGGGAGAAGACTGGCCTTTTGGAGGGCATCGATCAAGATCACCTTCGAAGCGGAATGGCTGTTCTCTTAGAGAACCAAGCCAAAGAGCTTCTTCGCGAAGCTTCTACAATGGCTGCTGGTGACGTTGAGGGATTTGCTGCTGTAGCATTTCCTCTTGTACGTCGCGTTTTTGGCGGCCTTATTGCTAATGACCTTGTAAGTGTTCAGCCTATGAGCTTACCCTCTGGACTGATTTTCTTCATGGATTTTCAGCACACTAACACCCGTTTGGGTACGACCGGTGGTACCGGTCTGGCAGCAGATTCACTTTATGGTGGAGGCGCTGTTGGCCATCAGATCACTGGTGGCGTGAACCTCACTGGCGATAACGCTGAAAAGAGTTTTTATAACCTTAACAGCGGCTACTCTTCGCCAACTGGTTCTTGTCGTTTGCTGGCTACTCTTATTGCTGGTGGAACTGTTGGTCTTACAGACTCGACAGACCTCATGAATAAGCTCACCCGGTACGACGCCGATCTTAGTGGCTCTACTTGTGTTGTAGTTAAAGTAACCGGTAGTAGCGTTGGTCAAGGTACTGAGACTGCTCTTTCGCAGCTCAACCTTGACAATCTAGTTGCCATTTCCGTCACAGGGGCTCTCGAAAACAATGTTACGGGTGGTTCGCGCCTTGTTCGTCGTTTGACTCAGATTCATTCTGGCTCTACTGCAGACGACGATCCGTCAAGCGCCAACTTCCAGTTGCAGCTTGTGTTCGAGTCCACCAACAGCACCACCGAAGCAGAACTTCAGGCGAATGCTGTCGGCGGCGGCGGATTCGGGATTAGTTTCCCGCTCTCCGACAACTTTAACAATGTTACAGAAACCGGCGGACGTGGGCTTGGTGCCGTTGTTGGAGCTGATACATGGGGTCTCGAAGATGACGCATTCATCCCCGAGATCGACATTAAGGTTGACAGTATCTCTGTCACGGCCGTTACCAAAAAGCTTAAAGCGAAGTGGACCCCTGAACTTGGTCAGGATCTCAACGCTTACCACAACCTCGATGCAGAGGTAGAGCTTACTGGTATTCTTTCTGAGCAGATTGCTCTAGAAATTGACCGTGAGATCCTTGAAGACCTTATTAAAGGTGCTCAGGCTGGTACCTATTACTGGTCCCGTAGTCCTGGCAAGTTTGTGCACCGCACAGCTGGCCACGAAGTTGGTGCGACTACCGTTGCTCCCGACTTCACCGGTACGGTATCCGAATGGTACGAGACCCTCGCTGAGACGATTAATGATGTATCTGCCCAGATTCATCGTAAGACTCTCAGAGGCGGTGCAAACTTCGTTGTTTGTGGCCCTGAGGTTGCCAACGTACTCGAGTTTACTAGCGGCTTCCGAGCCGATGTAACCGGTGACGTTGACCGTGGTACTGTAGGCGCTGTAAAGACTGGTTCTCTCAGCAAGAAATGGGACGTCTATGTTGACCCCTATTTCCCGAGAAACTTGATTCTTGTAGGCCGTAAAGGTGGCTCGTTCCTTGAGAGCGGCTATGTTTACGCTCCTTACGTGCCTCTCCAGGTTACCCCGACAATCTTCGGTATTGAAGACTTCGTGCCCCGCAAGGGAGTCATGACTCGATATGCCAAGAAGATGGTGCGACCTGATTTCTATGGCCTCGTTGTAGTCCAAGACCTTTTGGGTTAATTCTCAAAATAATTCTTAAATAATATTAAGAATGTGTCTATAAAAAGGCCCCGGGTGAAAGCTCGGGGCCTTCTTTTTTGGTTTGAACAGACTACTTATAAACACGTACAAGCGGCTTGTCCGCAAGTCCATTAATTTTTATAATATAGGAGGAAAATATAATGGGATCTAAAAGAGCAATAAATTTACTAAGAAGGGGTCTTAAAAACCCGCTAAAGGTTACAAGTCAAGTCAAAGACTTTACTTATATCACTACCGCTGCGGGTAATCATGATCTTACCGCAATGGGTACAGGCGATCATACTATTTTGATTAACGCTGCCAAGGCAGATGGGACATACATCGCCCTTCCCGAGGCAACCACGGAAAACGGTGGCATGCACATTAAAGTGGTGTTCGGGATCGCCATCGCAGATGACTTCGCTGTGGGTTTTACCACAAGTAATATCATCGGCGGCGCAACCGCAGTTGGTGATACCGACGAAGCCCAGGGTAGTTCCTTGGACTACGCGACAGCAATTGCTGACGTCGGAGATGGCTTCAAGAGTGTTCGGTTTAATCTAGACACTATTGCAGCTGCCGGCGGCACCGGTGGCACAGTCTTGGATTTCTTTTATCCAGGTGTTGCAAACGTGGTTCTCTACAGAGGAGACTTGATCTCCGAGATTAATGATCCAACATTGACTGGTCACTTCGTGACTACCGTGATTACTTCGTAATCTGTAGCTTCTAAAATAATTTTTTAATTATTGACCCCCGCCCCTAAAAAGGCGGGGGTTTTCTTTTCATGGCAAACTATTTAATATGTATAGGAGTACATAATGAATGGCAACCCCAACTTTAACACCATCGAGCATAACAAGTGCTATAAGACTTCCAGCAACAGGTAGTACTAGTAATGTTTCCTCGTCGATGTCATTTGGCATGTATCTGCTTGGCGACGGGATAGACGATTTTAAAGCTGGCGCAGTTGATCAAGTAGCCTATACTTACAAAAAATTAGGCGGAGACGTCTTAGACGTAGAGCTTACAGAAGGTAATGTGTATGCAGCTTACGAAGAAGCATGTTTAGAATATTCGTACATTGTCAACATACATCAGGCAAAAAATTCCTTGTCCTCAATGATTGGAGGCACAACAGGCAGTTTCGATCAGGACGGAATTATAAAATCTGGCAGCATCAACACCGCCACTGGTAAAGACTTGAGCGGTTCGAACGTTGCTCTTCGACTTCCCAACATCGAGTTCTCATATGCTAGACGTATAGGCGATGCTATCTCTACAGAAGCCGGCGTCGGCGGCCACGAAACAGTTTACTCTGCTTCTTTTAACACAATTATTGGTAAACAAGATTATGATTTACAGAGTACCGTATCAACGGCTGCAACAACCGACTCGACTGTTCCTTATTATGGGAAAGTAAATAACAGCAAAATATTAATAAAAAAAGTATATTATAAATCGCCTCAAGCTATGTGGAGATTCTTCGGTTATTACGGCGGGTTGAATACTGTAGGTAATCTTCAAAATTATGGCCAATGGGCAGATGATTCTCAGTTTCAGATTATACCGGTGTGGCAAAACAAACTGCAGGCCAAGAGTTTCGAAAGTGCGATCTACACAAGAAACTCTCATTATTCATATGAGCTTAGAAACAATAAACTTAGAGTATTCCCTGCCTCAAGCACTGTCGGCCCGACAAAGATGTGGTTTGAATTTATAATTCGCAACCAAAATGATGCATGGGATCAGGAAGATGATCGTAGGACAAATACTACCGGTATTAACAACATGAACACCCTTCCTTATGAGAACATACCGTACAATAATATAAACTCAATAGGTAAACAGTGGATTAGGAGGTTTACTCTTGCTTTGTGCAAAGAAATGTTGGGTTATATAAGAGGGAAGTTTGCAACTATCCCAATTCCGGGCGAAGCTATAACTTTGAACGGTGACGCCTTGATTGGTCATGCAAAAGAAGAACAAAGCGCTCTCAGAGAAGAGTTAAAAGCAGTACTTGATGAACTAACTTATTCTAAGTTGGCCGAACAAGAAGCTGCAATGGCAGACGCAGCCGTGAACTTGCAATCAAAAGTACCATTAACTGTGTTTGTAGGATAAGGGAGGTAGGTTTGATAAATGCCAAAATGGTCTCAACCGAAACAGCCACCACCCCCTCTTTTTGTTGGTAAAAAAGAGCGCGACCTTGTTAAACAAGTTAACGATGAACTTATCGAAAGAGTCATCGGACAACAGATACTGTATTATCCAATAAGTTTGGAACACACAAATTTCCACGATCTCTACGGAGAAGCTATGGTCAAATCATTCCTGCCACCAGTCAGAGTTTATGCTTTGGTAAGTTTTGGAGGTGTACAGACAGACTTTATGAACAACGTTGGGATTGAGAATACCACAACTATTTCAGTCAAGTTCCACAAAAGAAGGTTGACTGAAGATCAAGATTTATTTGTCAGAGTTGGGGACTTCGTTTTGTATGGTGATATTTATTACGAGATCACTTCTTTAGCAGAGCCAAAACAATTGTTTGGGCAAATTGAACATAAGTTTGAAATCATAGCAGAGTGTATCAAAGCACGTGAGGGCCTTTTCGATGCCACATGATGAATCCACAATAAAACTGAGTTCTAATGTACTGGAAGAAAAACTAATTCAACCGTCCACTCTAGAGAATATAGATAGAGCACTGTTTGAATATATCGATGATGAATTCGACATATCTTGCGATACCAATAAAGGCTTTAAGAAAGCACCAGTTGTATGGCTGTCGGCCGAACGCGCATTCCAGATAAAAAACAACAAAGAGCTGCGAGATGATAAAGGAATATTGATTTTACCGATCATCACTGTAGAGCGCACCTCTCTCAGCAACAACCTTTCAAATAAAGGCATTTTTCAAGCTCATGTACCACCAGGCTTAGACGAAAAGGGCGGCTCTATCACCATCGGGAGAATTATAAATCAGGACAAGACTTCAAACTTTGCTAGCGCAGATGCGTACAAGTGGAGGAAGCAAGTTAACTTTCCAAAGAAAAACGAAAAAATTGTTTATCAAAATATTTCAATTCCACTTCCCGTGCACGTTGAAATGGTATACAGAATCACATTAAGGTGTGAATACCAGCAGCAAATGAATCAAATGATTACCCCATTTATTACGAGGACCGGCGCAGTTAATAACTTTCTCTTGAAAAGGAATGAACATAAGTACGAAGCATTCATTGAAGATAGCTTTACACCAACAACAAATACATCGAATTTAGGCACTGACGAAAAAACGTATCAAGCAGATGTCAACATAAAAGTATTAGGATACATAATTGGCGAGGATAAAAATCAGGAACAACCAAAAATTGTATTTAGAGAGAACGCCGTCGAGGCAAAAATGCCAAGAGAAAGAGTTATGACGAATGATTCACCAGAACACATTGATAAGAGAGGTTTTTATAGAGAATAGTTTTTACCTTTCAGTGTTTCTCTTACTATTTATTAAAGAATTG